TATTTAGACCTTCCAATGCCGATTGCCGCAGAGTATTTCATTGGTACAGTGAATGGAGAACTTGCCTGCCATCTTGCAGTAAGTCCGTGGTTCCACCTTAAAGGATACCGAGCAACAAGGCTTGTAACAATGCCTGAATGGCAAGGTGCAGGAGTAGGAACAAGGTTCCTGGATGCCATAGCACAATACCACCTGGACGGAAATGGACGGAAAAACAAAAAGTTTCCGACATATTTTCATACATCGCATCCGCAGTTATGTTCGGCATTGCGAAGATCTAAAAAGTGGGTGCAGGTATCGGCTCGGTTATATGGGGATAACAAAACAAGAAGTTATAAATCCCATGTAAAGTCTGCAAGAAAAAAGGGTAACGAACATATGGGGAGTGGCTTTGGCGGTCATTTTCGTGCTATACAAGGCTTCAAATTCATTGGCGATGGTGGAAACCTATGAAGAAGATTAAAACCATAATTCAGCCGATTGAGGAATACAAAGCCTTTGATAGAAAAGTAAATATAGCATTGTCAGAAGGTTGGAAACTTATAGACAGAAAAGTTATCAGCACAAAAGGGGAACCGAATGAAGTCGGAAGTACAGCGGTTATTCAATCCCTTTATGCTGAATTTGAAAAAGAGGTTTGCTATTTTGAAGAAGTAACATTATAAAAGCAGGAAAGGAGTGTTGCAGGATGGCGAATAAAAAGAATATAAAGTTAAATGCTAGGCAGCAAAGATTCGTTGACGAGTATTTGATTGACCTGAATGCAACACAAGCAGCTGTAAGGGCAGGTTATTCAGAAAAATATGCTCATACAAATGCAAATAAGTTACTACAAAATACTACAATCAAAGAATTTATCGAAAAGCGAATGGCAGAAAAAGAGAAAGATTTGATTGCAAGCCAGGATGAAGTGCTTAAATATCTCACATCGGTATTAAGGGGCGAAAGCCAATCAACAGAATTAGTTGTTGAAGGAACCGGAGATGGATGCAGTGAAGCAAGGACAGTATTAAAAGAGCCAAGCGAAAAAGACAGATTAAAGGCTGCCGAGTTGCTTGGTAAGAGATATGGCCTATATACAGATAAGGTATCAGCCGATATCAATATTCCAGTTATGTTCAGCGGCGAAGACGAATTGGAAGAATAGGCGGTGTATAGCCTATGAAGTTTAAGGAAGCAAAAAAAATATACCTTCCGGAGTTAATCGGTAAAGGCTATAAGGACTATTGGAACTCAAAGCATAGATATTGTGCCTGTAAGGGTAGCCGTGGTTCCAAGAAATCCAAAACAACGGCCTTGTGGCTGATTTATAACATTATGAAGTACGCATCGGCCAATGCCTTATGCGTAAGACGATTTGCCAATACGCTGCGAAATAGTTGTTTTAGCGATTTGCAGTGGGCGGCTGCCAAGTTGGGTGTATCTCATTTGTGGGATTTCACGGTATCGCCGATGGAAGCCACATATAAACCTACCGGGCAGAAGATATTATTCCGTGGTATGGATGACGGATTGAAAGTAACATCCATTTCCGTTCCGCAGGGTGTTCTTTGTTGGGTATGGGTGGAAGAAGCCTATGAGATTACATCAGAGGACGATTTCAACAAATTGGATATGTCCATCCGTGGTGAGGTTCCGGAAGGACTTTGGAAACAGATTCGATTTACTTTCAACCCTTGGTCAGAACAGACATGGCTTAAGGCGAGATTTTTTGATAAACAAAGTGATTTGGTATTCACGAAAACAACCACATACAGATGCAACGAATGGTTAGACGATGCAGACAGGCGGTTGTTTGAAGAAATGAAAAAGAACAATCCAAGGCGGTTCCGTATTGAAGGTGACGGCGAATGGGGAATTGCAGAAGGATTGATATACACCAATTTTGAAATGGTCGATTTTGATGTGGAGCAGGTAAGACAAACTCCCGGTATCAAATCGGCTTTTTCTTTGGACTTTGGTTTTACTGATCCAAACGCTTTTATATGTTCCATGGTGGATAACAATGCAAAGATAATATACATCTTTGATGAATGGTATCAGACAGGCACCACCAATCAGAAGATAGCGGAACAGATAAAGGCCATGGGATATGGGGGACAGAGAATCGTGTGCGATAGTGCAGAGCCAAAATCAATCAGAGAGTTATGCGATTATGGTCTTAGGGCAGAGCCGTCAAGAAAAGGCCGTGACAGTGTAAATCATGGTATTCAGCAGATACAAAACTACAAAATTATCGTGCATCCACGGTGCATGGAGTTTTGGAAAGAGATAAATAACTACTGTTGGAAGAAAGATAAGTTTGATAAGCCGACAGATACACCGGAGCATGAGTTCTCACACGGTATGGATTCGCTTAGATACGGTGTGGCCGACCTGCTTATGGGTTCAACATACAGTTTCGATTAGTTTAACAAGAAAGCATAGTAGCGTGATATTTGAGCCGAGAGGTGGACGATATGAAAAAGTAAATCAAACGATTGATTAAAAGAGCGTACCATGTGTGCCGCCACAATAATAATGTGAATTTAGGCACACACGCTCTTACATAAAATTTGTTAAAACATTCCGAGAGAAAGCGGAGTAGGGATTGGATGAATCCGCCTCTTGGATAGATTTTATAGGAAGGGAGCATTCCATCCATGCTCCCAACCGAATTTTGGCAGGGTAGAGAAGTCCGGGAATCTCGCTAGGTTCATAACCTAGAAATCGTGGGTTCGAATCCCACTCCTGCAATCAAAACAATATATTAAGGTAGGTGGAACACGAGTGGCACTTTTCGATTTGGCTGTATCAGCTGCAAGAAAACTGAATAGATTTGCAACCAAAAAGGCAACAGATGGCATGAACGATTTGTCTTATTTGGAAATGGAAATATCGAATTGGATGGCATCGCCGGAGCGTAGAGAAGCCATGAACGGCTTTTTGTATTATGACGGCTATCACGACATCCTTTATAAGAAACGGCTTGCTATTGGCAAGGATGGGGAGTTGGTAGAGGTAAAGAACCTTCCGAACAGAAAAGACATCGACAACCAATATGCCATTGCCATTGATAAAAAGGCAAATTACTTCCTGGGTAAGCCTATCTCTTTTGAAGGGGATAATGAGCAGTATAATGAATTGCTGCGTGGTATCTTCGATAAAAAGATGATGAAGCGGCTTAAAAATATGGCCAAGAAGTCCATGAAGGGTGCTATTGCTTGGGTATTCCCTTACTACAACGAAAAAGGGGAATTGAAGTTCAAAGTATTCCCGGCATACGAGATATTGCCGTTTTGGAAGGATTCAGAACACGAGGAACTTGATTATGCGGTAAGGCTGTATGAAGTCATCGAATACAAGGGCAAAGAGAAGAAAACTGTTGAAAAGGTAGAGATTTACAAGCCGGATGGAGTATATCGCTATATTCGTTCTTCCGATAAACTCAAACCGGATACAGATGCAGGGGAATATGAGAGTTATATCTCATTAAACGGCATCCCTTATAATTGGGATAGAATCCCTTTGATTGCGTTCAAGTACAATGACAATGAAATTCCCTTGATTCGCAGAGTTAAAGGCTTGCAGGATGCCATCAACGAACTTATGTCTATGTTCCACAACAATATGCTTGAAGATAACAGAAACACTATTCTTGTTATTGAGAACTACGATGGACAGGACTTAGGCGAATTTAGGCAGAATTTGAGCCAATATGGTGCCGTTAAGGTTAGAACCGGGGATGGTGCCAAGGGTGGTGTTACTGCTCTTGCTGTGGATGTAAACGCAGGCAACTATCAGGCAATATTGGATTTGCTTAAGGTTACCTTAATTGAAAATGCTCGTTCATTTGACGGAAAGATGCTGAAAAGCGGCACCGAATCAGATGAACATTCTTTCTATGTATCAGGAGATTGATATTGATACAAACGACTTTGAAGCGGAATATCAATCAGCCTTGGAAGAACTGATTTACTTTATCAATGTTCATTTGTCCTTAACCGGGCAGGGCGATTTCTTTGAAGAGGAAGTGAAAATCATCTTCAATAGGGATATGCTGATGAATGAATCAGAAATTATGGGTACTCTTACAAGTGCAGGTGTGAAGATTTCCAACAGGACATTGCTTAGTCAGGTTCCATTCATTGACGATGTGGACGAAGAAATGGAGCAGATTAAGGCAGAAACCGAAGAAGCCATGGAAGAGTATCAGAAGGCATTTCCACAGCAGGGTAATAACAAAGCGGTAGGCAACGAAGATGATGAAGAAGAGGAAGACGAAGAATAGAGTTTTTGAGGTTGGGTGTTTGTAAATGGCGAGAAGTAGGGAATATTGGGAAGAGCGTTTCGCTGATTTGGAAGAAGCACAATCCGAAAGGGGAGCGGAATACTTCGCTGAACTTGAAAAACAGTATAAAAGAGCATCTGCAAGCGTTCAGAGAGATATTGAGCGGTGGTATGCACGATTTGCCGATAATAACGAAATCAGCATCCAGGAAGCAAGGAAACTTCTTTCCGGGAATGATTTGGAAGAGTTTCGGTGGAATGTTATGGACTACATCGAGAAAGGCCGTACATTAAACATATCAGACCAATGGGCAAGACAGTTGGAGAACGCTTCTGCAAGGGTGCATATAAGCCGATTGGAAGCAATCAAATTGCAGATGCAGAACCATGTAGAAGTGCTTTATGGTAACGAAATGGACGAGTTTTCCGAGGTTATGAGGGAAATATACACCGAAGGATACTATCATACGGCCTACGAAATCCAAAAGGGATTTAATATTGGTTATGATCTGATGCGGTTGGACACCAACAAAGTCGAAAAGGTACTATCTAGGCCTTGGGCGGCAGATGGTTCCAATTTCAGCGATAGAATTTGGAAACAGAAATCGCAGTTGGTTTCAGAACTGCACAACAACCTTACACAGGCTATTATGAGAGGGCAGAACCCTCATGCAGTTACAGAAGCAATCGCAAAGCGGTTCAATGTCAGCAGAGGACAGGCAGGACGGTTAGTAATGACCGAATCTGCCTTTTTTAATTCAGCATCTAACCGGGATTGTTATAAGGATTTGGGTGTGGAACAGTTCGAAATCCTTGCTACATTGGACAAACATACTTCTGATATATGCCAATCACTTGATGGCAAGGTATTTCCTATGAGTGAATATGCCATTGGTGTAACGGCTCCACCTTTCCATGTATGGTGCAGAACTACAACGGTTCCTTTTTTCGATGATGAATTTGAGTTGGGTTCTGAACGAACTGCAAGGGACGAAGACGGAAAAACCTATTATGTTCCGTCTGATATGAAGTATGAGGATTGGAAAAATACCTTTGTGGATGGTGGAAGTAAGGACGGATTAGAAATCATCGGTACAGACCGTGTCCGAAGCAGCGTACAAAAGATGAATAGCGAAGATACAATAGAAGATTTGAAAAAGCAATTTAGCGATATGACTGACGGCTATTCTTATGATGATTTCATAAAAGATTTTGATTCTATTGAAGATGGTTTTGAGGGTTCAGATGATGAAATAATTAAGAAAGCAAAAGAAATAGATGATAAAATCCAATCTTTAAAAAATAGATTGAATAATGGCAATCAATCCTTAGAAAGAACGATTCACACAAGGCAAGAATCAATAGAAATACTTCGGAATTTGGGTATAAAATTCGAAGATAGTTCAACGGATTCTATTTCTGACGAAATATTAAGTAAATATGCTGATTTTATAAGCGATTTCGAAAGCACACATCCTGGATATTTCGCTAGAAACAAACTTGGATTATCATCTGTGACAATCGTCGATGATCTGAAAGTAAATGGAAAGACAGCAGCAGGTGCATATTATAGCAATTCACAATCTATTGAACTAATGAAAAAAGCAATAGGAACAAGGCCGGCTTCAAAACTAATTACTTATTCAAATTCGGATGATTTTGAAATGCATTTCTTTGCTCATGAATATGGTCACTTTGTGGCAGACAGTTTAGAAAAAACCTTTTCAATAACAGACTATGATATTATTCAAAATAGTTTGCTTAGGTATTTTGATGGTGATATATTCAAAGCAAAGACAAGCAACTTGGTGGATGTTTTAGGTTCATATGGTAGTAAAAATGCAAAAGAAGCATTTGCAGAAGCATTTGCAGAAGCCTATACATGCAAAGAGCCTAGACAGTTCGCAAGAATATTCCGGGAAGAATTAGAGCAAGCATTGGCTTCCTATAATACGAAAATTGCAAATGATATTGTTGAAGAACTTGGCGAAAGTATGGCATCAAAAGTAGATGACATTGCGTGGGGTTCAAAAGGAACAAGAATCAGCAACGACCAATACAAAGAAGTTATGTCATACGCAAGAAATAGAGGTATTGAGTTGTCGAATTTTAAGCAGTATGACGGAGATGTGGATAATATTTATACACTAATAGATGATGCAGAAGAAGTGGCAAAACTATATCCGGAAATAACAAGCGGAAGAAGACGATTAACGATTAACCTAGACAGCAATATGGATAGCAGAGATTTTGCAATAACCAGGGGGCATATTATCTCTATAAATGCAAATGCTTATAGAGATGTAGGAAGATTGCAAGAGGAATATCAAAAATTGGTGGAAGAACGATGGTTTGTGCAGGGAACTGATTTCCACTCAATTATAAAACACGAGATAGGTCATGTTGTTGCAAATTATTATGATATCGACGGATTTTCATTGGCGAGTGAAATAACCGGGTTGAAACCTGCGGAACTGATGGAATATTTGGAGAGTAACCTTTCTGAATACTCAGCTTCGCACGCAGACGGAAGAGAAATTGTAGCAGAGTGTTTCTCTTGTATGTACGGCACTGACGGAACAGACAATGAGTTCGTATTGAAATTTATGGAAGAATATGGTAATATAATAAAAAATAGGTAGGGGGTGTTTGGATGACAGCCAATAAAGAAAGCGTATATTGGAAAACCAATAAAGAATGGTATAAAATCAATGATGCAGGCGAGTACGAACTAACCGAAGCAGCAACCGAGAGAGCAAAAAAGAGTTTTGAACTCTACAATTCAAAAAAACAGTAAAAAGCACTTTGCGATCATACAGCAGGGTGCTTTTTTAGTTCAGCAAACCACACGATAAGGAAAGCGGTCTATTGTATAGGCTGCTTTTTTAATGCACATGAGAAGAAGGAAGTGAGAATATGCAAAAGACAGAGAACTACGGCCTTAATAAGCCGGAAAGCACTGATTTTTACGATGTTGAAGATTTCAACAGCAATATGGATGTGATTGATACCAAAATGAAAGAACTGGAATCTGCAAGCGGTCAATCGCAGGCATTGGAAGACCATTTGAATAATAAGGAAAATCCGCACGCTGTAACCAAAAGCCAGGTAGGATTGAGTAATGT